AACACCTCACCTGAGCAGTTTCAACAAGAGTTTGAATGTGAGTTTTTAGGTTCTGTAAACACACTTATAAGTCCTGCTAAAATTAAAACTATGGCATATCATAACCCTACCACATCATCTGGTAGTGTAGAAGTATTTAAATCACCTGTAAAAGGTCGTACATATGTTGTAACAGTTGACGTAGCAAGAGGTGTTGATAAAGATTACTCTGCCTTTATTGTATTTGATGTAACAAAAATGCCTTATGAGATTGTGGCCATTTATAAAAATAATGAAGTCAAACCTTTTATCTTTCCTAGTATAATAGAAAAGGTCGCTAAAGGTTATAATCATGCTCATATATTGACCGAAGTAAATGACATAGGCCAACAGATTGCTGAGGCGTTACAGTTTGAAATAGAATACGATAATATATTAATGACTACACAGAAAGGTCGTGCCGGACAAGTCTTAGGTGCAATGTTTAGTGGTCGTGGAACGTCATTAGGTGTAAGAATGACCAAACAGATTAAGAGAATAGGTTGTGCCAATATAAAGACACTTGTAGAGAGTGACAAGGTCATAATCAACTCTTTTAAAATCATAGAGGAGATGAGTACCTTTGCCAAAAGAGGTCAGAGTTATCAGGCCGAAGATGGGGCAAATGATGATTTAATGATGTGCTGTGTTATATTTGGCTGGTTATCTAATCAACCTTATTTTAAAGAATTAACAAATACCAATGCCAGACAGCAGATGTACGCTGAACAACAAAACTTGATTGAGCAAGATATGTCACCTTTTGGCTTTGTAGATGATGGTATAAATGAACATGAACAGACAACTGTTGATGAGTATGGAGATGTTTGGAGTCCAGTTGTACGTAAAGGAATGTAAATTATGGTTATTATAAATATCTACAAGATGAAACTTTGATTATGGGCGTATGAATAATACGAATTTTGACACGAAAAAATGCAATTAGCTAATTTAAAAATATAGAGGAGAATAAACCTATGGCATTTCAAGTATCACCAGGTGTTCTCGTACAAGAAAAAGACTTAACTAGAATTATTCCAGCAGTATCAACATCAATAGGTGCTGTCGCTGGTCAATTTAATAAAGGACCTTTAGATGAGGTCGTGGCTATTTCTAGTGAACAAGAGTTAGTAGATACCTTCGGTAAACCAGATTCAAATACGTTTGAATACTTTTTTACGGCGGCAAACTTTTTACAATACTCTAACGCTTTAAGAGTAGTACGAGCATCCAACACAGGTAGCACTAACGCTAACGCTTCAGGCTCGTCAGCTCAAATTAAAAATTTGGACGATTATGAGTCAAACTTTGAAGATGGTTCAGGCGTAATTGGTACATTTACAGCAAGAACAGCAGGAGCACATGGAAACAATTTACTTGTTTCTACTTGTCCTTCAGCAGCTGCTTTTGAACAAACAACAAGTGGTGCCACAATATCACTTGTAAACGAGGCTTCTAACGCCGCTGTGGGAGACACTACAATAGATGTTGACGATGGAGCAGACTTTAATGTTGGCGACATTTTAAACTTTTCTACTAGTGCTTCAACTGAAGACTTTGACGACGGAGAAGAATATAGAATAACAGGAATATCAACAAACACTTTAACAATCGTTCAGCATCCAAGAGGATCTGGTGGTTTAAAAAGAGTTATACTTGATAATTCACACATAAGAAGAAGATGGAGATATTACGATCAAGTTGACGGTGCTCCTGGAACTTCAGCATATGTATCTGATAGATCAGGTTCAGGTGATGAAATCCATGTAGTAGTTGTTGACGAAGATGGTGGTATCACTGGTACACCAGGTCAAGTGTTAGAAACTTTTAGCAAAATGTCTAAAGCTTCAGACGCTAAAACACCACAAGGTGACACTAATTATTATCCAACTGTAATTAAAAATAAATCATCACACATTTATTGGACAGATCACAATACAGCGGGTACTAATTGGGGATCGTCTGCTACTGGAATAACTTTCACAGCAGTTAATACACCAACTTTAGAATCACTATCAGCAGGTTCTGATGGTTCTACAGTTACAACTGGTCAGATGAAAACAGCTTACGATAAGTTTGCTGATCCTGATACAGTTGATGTTGGTTTAATTATGGCAACAAAAGGTGACTCAACTCACATTGATAACCTTATCACAATAGCAGAAAACAGAAAAGATGCAGTATTATTTGCTTCTCCTGAAAGAGCTGATGTGGTTGACATTACTAATACAAACACACAAACGAACAATGTTATTGACTTCTTTAATAACATTAGATCATCTTCATACGTTGTATTTGATAGTGGTTACAAATACTGCTACGACAGATACAATGACGTATATAGATATGTACCGTTAAACGGTGATGTTGCTGGCCTAGCGGCTAGAACAGACTTAACAGCAGACAGTTGGTTCTCACCGGCTGGCTTTAACAGAGGTATTGTTAGAGGTGCTGTTAAATTAGCGTACAATCCAACTAAAGCACAAAGAGATCAACTTTATCCAAAGAGAGTTAACCCAGTGGCTACTTTCCCAGGACAAGGTACAGTCTTATTCGGTGACAAAACTGGATTAAGTTCGCCTTCAGCGTTTGATAGAATAAATGTAAGAAGACTTTTCATAGTATTAGAAAAGGCTATCTCAACAGCTTCTAAATTTCAATTGTTTGAGTTCAATGATGAATTTACAAGAGCAAACTTTAGAAACATAGTTGAGCCGTTCTTACGTGAAGTTCAAGGTAGACGAGGTATTACAGACTTTTTAGTTGTCTGTGATGAAACTAACAATACAGGTGAAGTAATTGATAGAAATGAATTTATTGCTGAGATATTTATTAAACCAGCAAGAAGTATCAACTTTATCACACTATCATTTGTAGCAACCAGAACTGGCGTGGCTTTTGAAGAAGTCGCTGGGTAATTTTAGAAAGAGGAGAAATTAAATATGCCAAATATAAATGACTTCAAAGCTAAACTTGCTGGCGGTGGCGCTAGAGCCAATCAGTTTAAGGTAACAATGCCTTTTCCTGGTTACGCACAAGTTGGTGGCGAAATAGAAGACCTTGCCTTTTTATGTAGAGCAACTACTTTACCAGGTATGGATGTTCCGTCTTTAAACGTTCCGTTTAGAGGCAGATCAATCAAAATAGCTGGTGATAGAACAGTTGCCGATTGGTCAGTTACAGCTTATAACGATACAAATTTCAGATTAAGAAATGCATTTGAAAGATGGCAAAACGGTATAAACAACATGACTGACAATGAGGGTTTAACAAATCCAGTTGACTACCAAGTTGACGCTTTTGTTGACCACCTTGACAGAAACGGTAATACAATTAAATCGTACACGTTAAGAGGAGTTTTCCCTACAGCGATAGCTCCAATTGAGTTGACGTATGACGAAGCAACAGCGATTGAAGAATTTTCTGTTACTTTTGCATACCAATACTTTGAAACAAATACGACTACCTAATATAACGAGGGCGCCCTCAGGGGCGCCTTCCTAAAACTATTATAAGTAGTAGTAGATAAAACAAAGGAAACAATATTATGGCTGAATTATTTGGATTTAGTATTACGAGGGCTCGTAAACAAGCTGATCCTAAACAAAGCTTCACAACAACACAAGCAGATGATGGTACACAAACTATCGCTGCCGGAGGTTATTTTGGTCAGTACCTTGATATGGAAGGTACGGCAAAGAGTGAGGCGGATCTAATACGTAGATATAGAGAAGTAGCGTTACACCCCGAATGTGACATGGCGATAGAGGATATCGTTAATGAGGCAATCGTGGCTAATGAATTGAAAGACGCTGTAAGAGTAAACATATCAGATTTACCTTACGGAAAAGACGTTAGAAGAAAAATAGAAAACGAATTTAAAGAAGTGTTAAAACTTCTTAACTTTAACACAAAAGGCCACGACATCTTTAGAAGATGGTATGTAGATGGCCGTATTTACTATCACAAGATTATAGACAGAAATAGTCCTGTAAAAGGTATTACAGAGTTAAAGTATATTGATCCTCGGAAAATCAAAAAGATTAGAGAGATCAGAAAGAAAAGACCAGACGGACCTGTACCACATGGTTTATCAGTTGTTGATGAATATGTTGAATACTATGTGTTTAATGAAAAAGGTGTATCTGGTTCTACTTCAGGTGCTGGTATTAAGATAGCTCCTGATACAATAGCATTTTGTCCATCAGGAATGATTGACCAAAATAAAAACATTGTTTTATCATACTTACATAAGGCGATTAAGCCTGTAAATCAATTGAGAATGATTGAAGACGCTACAGTAATTTACAGAATTGCTAGAGCGCCTGAAAGAAGAATATTTAAGATTGATGTAGGTAATCTACCAAAAGTAAAAGCTGAACAATACTTACGTGATGTTATGGCAAGATACAGAAACAAACTTGTATATGACGCCTCAACAGGTGAAATCAGAGATGATAGAAACTACATGAGTATGTTAGAAGACTTTTGGTTACCAAGTAGAGAAGGTGGTAGAGGTACAGATATTAGTACGTTACCAGGCGGACAAAACCTTGGAGAGATTTCAGATATAGAATACTTTAGAAGTAAACTCTACAGATCATTAAACGTGCCAGTTAGTAGATTAGAGTCTTCAACTGGTTTCAATATAGGTAGAGCTTCTGAAATTACAAGAGATGAGTTAAAATTTACTAAATTTGTTCAAAGATTAAGAAAGAAATTTACTGAATTATTTAACGACTTGTTAAGAACACAATTAATACTAAAAGGTATTATTAACGAAGACGATTGGTTTACTGTAAGAGATATTTTACAATATGACTTTTTACAAGATGGCCATTTTGCTGAGTTAAAACAAACAGAAATGCTAAGAGAAAGATTAGCATTAGCAAACGAGATGAGAGATTATGTTGGTAAATACTTTAGCGTTGAGTATGTTAGAAAGAATATTCTAAAACAAAACGAGAGAGAAATAGAAGATATGGATAACCAAATCAAAAAAGAAATTGATGATGGTATAATTGCTAGTCCAACATCTCAAAACGTTGACCAAGAAATATAATAGGAGAAATGAATAATGAGTGAAGAAGTAAACGATAATACAAAAAACTTTATAGATCAACTATCTAAAGGTAATAGTGTTGAAGCTGGTGAAGCATTTAAAGACGCTTTAAGAGATAAGGTTGCCTCACAATTAGACGCTGCTAGAAAAGATATTGCTAGTAACATGTTTAATCCTGACAATCCTGAAGCTGAAGCACATAGCGACCCTAAACCAGAGATAGCTGATCCAGGAACATTTAATAAAGATGGAAGCGTTTCGCCAACTACCGATTTAGGTAATGACGGTGAAGCTCAAATTGATTTGACACCAGCAGACGGAACACCAGACACAATGGTAGGAGTAGATGTAAATGCAGGTGAGCAGAATAATTAGAGAAAATTTAACAATTGATTCTCAATCATATAGGGATTTAAGTCCTGTTATGAAAGAGGCAGTGAGTGATGTTTTCAAGTTGATTGAAAAATCAACAGGTGATATTATAAAAAACTTTGAAGGTGCTGTTGATAAAGTAAGTCAACATCACAATATTAATATCATAGAATTAAACAATTACTTTGATAAAGAAATCAAAGAACAATTAGAAGGAAAATAAAATGGCATACCAAGGCTCAATGAAACTCAAAGGTGCTACGACATCTGCTGGTAGTTCTATTACAGCGAGTAACTTTGGCAGAGCTCACTTTGTAAGAGTACAAACTCAAGCAGCTGCTAACACTGTGACTGTTAAAGAAAGCTCAACTGTTATTGGATCAACTATACTAATAACAGCTGGCGATAGTATTATAATTGAAAAAGAAGAATCACATACAGTTGAAACATCAGGTAACGCTGTAGGTTCAGCAGTATCTTCAACTAGATAATGACTATTACGGCAACAAAATTAGTAGATGATAATTTTAAGATTATTGTAAACGCTAATGGCGTGGCTGACGAAACAGATCAAACACTTGTAGATGTTGTAAACTCAAACAATGCTTCAAGTGAACCTAAAGTTTCAATAGCTCATATAGCTTACGAAGTTTTAGGAACAGGTGATGTAACTGTATTTTTTAAAGGTGATACATCAAAAAAGGTAGTAATCAATGGTAGAGGTAACTATGGTTTAAAACCTAGTGAAGATAAAATTAAAGATCCTACAGGAGATATTTTACTAACAAGCGACTCTAATGTCACAAAATATAATGTGGTAATAGAGGCACACAAGGAAAC